TCGTGTTCCACTATGGCCATGGGCCTGCATATCACCAGGTCCTGCTGTTCCTGTTTGCCCAGACTGTGATCGAAGAGTAGTTCCATTGTTACTACTTAATGGACTCGCAGAGACGGCTCACGCCATCTGAAACTTCGCTTACGCTCGTTTCTTTTTTTAACTTACGCAGTTGTAAAAACAAATGACGCATTTATGCGTCCCCTGTGGTAGATGAGCAGTCACAATTCGGCTATTTCTAGCCGAACCGACTTGAACCCTGTGGTGAGTTCGCAGTCACTATGCATCGCTACCGTAGTTGGGCGGTTGTGCTGTACCCATTTGCTCATTCATTACAACGCGAGCCTACCAAACCCTTGCATAATAGTTCTTGGTAAACCTGAGGTCTATCTTTTTCTAGGAGCCCCATCATTTTTTGCTGTGTGCATCTAAGGATTCACCTGTCGCCTTGTCGGCCGCATTTCCTTGCTCACTGGTTGCGATGCTATGTTTGCCTGTTGGAAATTTTTAAAAGTAATTGTAGTTTGCCTATCGCACTTGTTTATACTATTTTAATTGGAAGGTCAATCTTTTTGACTTTAAATACAAAAATGCAATGGATCTATGAAGACAAGCCAATCAGCACACTACCTGAGGACGCGGTTGGCTTTGTGTATGAAATTACCAATATGGTAAATGGTAGGAAATACATAGGCAAGAAACTGGCAAGGTTCAAAAGGTCGCGCCCGCCACTGAAAGGAAGGAAAAACAAACGTAGATATAAAATCGAATCAGACTGGCAGGAATACTACGGAAGCAGTGATGAATTGTTGGCAGACATAAAAAAGCATGGACAAAACAGAATGCAAAGGCAAATACTTTTCTTCTGCTATTCAAAAGCAGAGCTGTCCTATGTTGAGGCTAGAGAGCAGTTCGCAAGGAAAGTCTTAGAGTCGAACGATTATTACAACGGTCATATCCGTGTGAGGGTACACGGTAAAGGAATCCTCAAGTCATAAAAAACCCCCGACTACTTAAAGCCGAGGGTCAATGGAATTGGGATTAAATTCACTACGCCGCCGTTTTGGCCGCGTTCTTGACTTCCTGAATTTCTTTCCTTCTTGCTTTGATGAGTTTAGATAGGTTCGCTAGCGCCTTCCTGGCTCTAGTCGCAGATGCTTTCACACCTTTCTCGACGAACTTACCATTCTCTTCAGAATAAGTCTGTATCTCTGTCATGATAGCATCATGTGTTTCTGTTGACATATGTTTATTTCCTTCCTTTATTGTCGTACGATAATGTTAATTAATATATGCTTAATTAAAGCACACAAGAACTGGTTCTGTCAATAGCAAAATTAAACTATTATGTCAACATCATTGGCATAATTGGTAAAGCCATTTTCTTTTACCACTTTCAGTACCGAATTCACCCTACTGACTAATTCGTCCTTGTGTGATATCAGGAATATGTTCTTCTTCTGTGTCCTACTCATGTCTTTGAGCACTGCCATTGAACTCTCAACGCCGGATATGTCCATGCCCGCGTCCACCAGTTCGTCAATGAACAACAAGTTGATCTGTTGATAAAGGCTCTCCCACACATCTCTGAACGCCCAACTCAGGCTCAATATCAGTCTATTTCTTTCACCCCTACTCAAGTTGTCAAAGTCCAGTTCTCTTCCCAGTTCCTCTATACGCACTGTTAGGTCTGATTGGAATGTGACAGTGTGTGGCAGTTTCACTTTGCCCAGGAAGTAGGCCAGTCGTTGGTTCAAGTAAGTCAAGTTTTGTTCTATGATCCTTGTCCTTATGAATGAGTCTTTTGCAGTCAGCAATTTATACAAGAACTCTTGATGTCTGTGTAGGTCCTCCAGTTCGTTGGCCTTCTCATAATCAATTTTCTGAATCGCTGATTTCTTCATTTCTGCGATCTGTTCAGCATACGTGTCCTCTTTTTTCTCTGTTTGTTCCAATTGTCTTTTCAGATCCTTCAGTGATCCTTTGTGGTTGTAGGCCTCGTCTATGGTGTCATAGTATGTCTCAGGCACCTGTCCTAGAGCGCCCACTTCGTCTATGCCCTGTTGTATTTTTGCAAGATCAGTTTTCAGTTTCGTCACGTAGTCTGTTGATTCCGTCAGTTGCACCTTCAGTTTGTCCACCAGATGCGTGTGCTTGTCATCATGAAGTTCCTGTTCGCATGTTGGACATTTCTGTTGTTCCGCGTATTCGAGATCAGCATTGGTTTTCGTCACAGTGCTTTCCGCTTTTGTGAGACTGTTCTCGTGGTATGCTTTCTCCTTTTCGAGACTTTTCAGCAGGGTCTGTAGTTCATTTCTTTTCTGTAGTTTCTTGTGTTTCTCGATCTCTATCTCACTGTCCACTTTTTCTAGTCCTGCTATCGCCTCTTTGAAACTTGTGATGTCCTCGTCTTTTTGCTTTGCCCATGCATTTGATCTTATCTGCAGACTCTCAATGGACTCCTGTATCTTTTCGTTGGATGCGACCATGGCGTCAATCTTCATTTTCTCTTCTGTCAGAAGTTGTTTTGTGGCCTTCTGTTTTTCTTTCAGCAGGTCTGCTTTCTGCGACAGTAATGTGATACCCAACAACTGTTCGATGATTTCCCTTTGTTCTGCCTGTTTGGTTGATAGGAACGGTTGCGTGTATGTGTTTAATGCAATTATGTTCTTGAACATCGAATGTGTCATGCCCAGCAACTTGTTGATTTCAACCTGCGTCTCCCTGTTCTCACCTTGTGCTTCGTTGCTATCTGTGTTTTGTTCTATGTCATTGGCATAGAATCTGAATACCTGTGGTTTCCTGCCACGCTCTATAGTGTACGTGACGTTGTTCTTGATGAACTTGACACTGACCATCATCGCCTTCTCGTTTGTCTTGTTCACGAGATTGTCTCTTCTGATGTTTGTGAGTGCCTCGCCGAAGAACACGTAAGACAATGCGTTTATTATGGTGGTCTTACCAGTACCGTTCCTGGCACCTGCATCATCGCCACCTAGGTCCATGTTCTCACCGATCACGAGAACCAGACTCTTGTTTGAGAAGTCTATGGCCTGCGCCTGGTTGCCCACACTCATGAAGTTCTTTACTGTTAGTTCTTTGATGGTTAACATTTTTTCCTACGTTTCTTTTTACCCACTGCCAGCGCCATTTTTTCGTACTCTGACAGAGGTGTCGAAAGTGTGTGTTCCTGCACCCATTTGTGATATCCCTTCAACCATTCCGCCTGTGTGGGTGGATTCCTGAATTGTTCGAATATCTCATCTTTGGTTGGTTTTACTTCCAATTCACCTTTCAGTGCTTTCATAAGTTTTCTTTTACTAATTCTGGACATCAAGATCGTTATAAATTGCGGTTAGTACATTCTTGTCGTACACCTCAGAATCTACACCCTGTAATTGTTTGATAACGATCTGGTCAACGCTGTCAAACTTCTGTACCTCAACAAGTGGTTGCTGTGCGTTATCTACTTGTTCTGGTATCAGTTGCAGTTCTCGTAGTTCATATTTGTCTATGAACGTCTCCCTAACAAAGTTCGCTTCTTCGTAACTAATTTTTATATCTAATGTAACTCTTACGTACATCTTTGGTTTGAGATACTTGTCTGGATCTTCTAATAATTCTGAAACTTTTATTGTGATGTATCTCGGCATCTCAGGCCAATTTATGAACTTTGGTTCTTTGCCGTATTCCAACACCATCATGCCTCTGTCATCGTCCCATGCGTCCGCGTAGTTGTGTGGGAAGGCGTTGCCCATGTACGTGACGTTCTTCATGTGCTGTCTCTTGTGGAAGTGTCCTGAGAACACCTTGCCACAGCCTGCGAAGTGATCCGTCTGTATTCCGCCAACATCTGGCATCTCTACCATGGCATTCATTTTGAAGTAAGGCAGTTCGAAATGTCCGAACACATACTTCTGTGTCATCTTCTCGATCTTCTTCCATTCGTCCTGTACCACCCATGGGATTATGGCAACATCATCTTCCACCAACCATTCATTCACGATGTGTATGTTGGGAATGTTCCTGATGTACTCCATTGAGTTGATTTCCCTCTTGTCTCTGTAATACAGATCGTGATTGCCCATTATCACGTACACTTTCTTGAATGCCGCACCCAGTCTCTCCATGTTGGAAACTGTGTAGTTCATTGTGGAAACGTTCGTGGCTGACCTGTGGTGATGCCAGTCGCCCAGGAATATGCAGGTCTCACACCCGTGCAGTCGGGCCTGTTCTATGAACCATATCACGAATGCCTCGCAGTCGTCGTTGTGTACACGACTGTTGCCTTTAAGTCCGAAGTGTATGTCGGTGAAACACGCTACTTTCTTGAAAAACATCTTAGTATTTTACCATTTCTTCTTCACGATTGGTTTGTGTTTTGACAGGTCAATCTTGTTCTTGAATTTGACTTCGTCAAAATCTTCTGCGTCTAGTTTTCCTTTTTTCTTCAACACCTTGTTTAGTTTTTTCAATGTGGTCTTGTTGACTTCATGCACGTCGCCATGTGCTGTCTTCATTCTTTTCTGGTATGAAGGTCCTGCTGTTTCATTTTCGTTCTGCCTCGTGAAACTTGGCATCATGCCATTGAACTCCAACAGGTCATCTCTGATCGCCTGGTTCTTTTTCTCAATGTTCAGTATCCTAGTGAACGAGTTTGTTATCGCCGCTGTGTAGTAGGCGAAAGGGTTGTCAGACTTAGATTCGTCGAACTGCAACCCTATCTGGCTCAACTGCATCAGTGCCTGGGACTGCATCTCATCGTTGTAGGTGTAGCCTCTCCAGTTGGCCCTCGTGCCGTAACGTTCACACAGTTTCATGTACATCAACGCCAGCTGGTTGGTCATCTTGCCATGGTCTGTGGAGAAGTATCCGTTGCTCATTCCTCCCACCCAGTGTGATTTGCCCACACACACAAGTTTGCCTTTCTTGTCCAGTCGGTAGTGTTGGAACGGCGGGAAGTTCACCTTGCTGTGGTGATCCGCTGTTGTTTTGGGATTCTTTTTCCTCTCGTCGTCCATGGGCACGTGGTCAAACATCATCACACGGAAAACCAGATCTGTCTTGTCGATCTTCCTGGGTGACACGGTGTAGTCCGCTAATTTTATTTTCTTGAGACCTTCTGCCTTGGCCCGTTCCCATGCTTCCTGTGTCAGTTGCTTGGCCTTGTTCTTCTTGGCCTCTGCTATGGTCCTTATGTTGATCTTCTTAAGGTTTGGCACAATTATGTCGTACGTGGAATCCTCCGGAGACACATACGAGCAATACGTGTTCTTGCTGGCGTGTATTTGCGCCAACAGATCCCGGTTGTTAAGATACTTTACCCTCTTCATAAATCCTTTACTTTATATTGTTGAGATTGACCACAAACAGGTCTGTTGAATCGTGCCGTATGGTGAATTAAGTGCGCCTAAAATTGTGCCTATAAATAAAGTTAAAGTATACGAAATTTTACAAGGGAAAGCAACCATTTAGATGGCATTCGGAGATGTAGGCAAGATAGTCAAGAACGTGGGACAGGGCATATTCAACAGGACCCTGGGCAGGCTCACGGGTGCTGGTATTTCCACGGACAGCAGGATAGTGAACGCAAGGGCCAAATGGTCAGGGCGTAACGACAAT